TGAAACTATAACTTTCGAAGATATAATGAAAATTAATAAATGGATTGAAAATGATATTAACAACACATCTAGAAAACTATATTAATACAATGTCCTATGCATCTGCATAGGGCTTTTCTTTTGGCTATAATCGTAAAAAAAATAAGGCTACCTTTCGGTAGCCCTAATTGTTCAATAGCCCCAAGAGAATATCTCTCGGGCTCGTTGGTGCTTGAGGTTGAATAGCAGTCGGTGTGAATGACAATCCCTTAAGTGGTTCCAACGGCTCGAAAGTCTGCATAACATTGGTGTCATTCATAGTCTTAACAACTTTTTCAAAATTATTCCTAAATTCTATAATTTTCTTTTGTGGAAACTGTAAGCCAGTTGCTATGATTATTGAAGTTGCCTCCGATGTGCCTGTAAAAACATCGTAAACGCTTGAGAAAGTAGAGGTGATACTTTCTATGTCTAAAGATCTATTTGATGTACTTACGCCTAAATAATAGGCATTTTTAGATGTTATTTCGGCATGTATTCCATTATAAAGACTATCAACAAGTTCAGACGCTACACTTTTCGCTTTACTTACTTTACCAATAACAGCAACGCCTGGACAAGAAAGCATTTGCTTACGCTCAGCCTTGTCTATGTTGCCATGTACGCTTGAGTTTTGTAAATTGATAAAAGAGTCGAGCTCGCATGCAAAACGGTTATTAATGGCAAATTTGTCGCCTCTGGAGTTATCTAGTAAGAATGTTGCCCCTAATCCTTGAATGGACATTAGCTCTGCACAGGCATTATAAGCATTTTCGTTTACCTTAGCCGAAGAGTGACCGTCAGGCAGTATCATCACTGGGATGCAAATTTTTCCTATTTGAGTTAAATATTTAAGTATGGGAATAGATAAGCCACTTCCTGTACCGCCCCCAGCACTAAAGATAACAACCACATACTTTTGCGCGATTACACTTTCTATTTTTTGAACAATATCTCCAAATGATTCCATTGCAAGTTGTAAAACTCTTTTTCTATCCTTTGCAGCCCCTTCCGCCCCAGAAATCGCTAACTTATGAACCCCTTTAATACAGTTTAAATCTTCAATACTCGTATTGATATACATGGTGGTATAATTTTTAGCTTCGAATAGATTGGCAATATTACTGCCTCCAGCCCCAAGTCCGATAATTCCAAATTGTTCATTCATATTATAACATCTCCTTAATAATTTGTTCGCCTGTTGGCGTTAAATAAAATGTGTTTGATTTTGAATCCTTTAATCCCTGTTTAATATATTGTTCATCTAATAAAAAATTCATAGCCCTATGTAACGTGGTGATTGATTGCTGCAAATTCGCATATTTTTGAATTTCATATACACTCATCGCCGATACGACTACTGTTGCTTTAGACTGTTGAAGTGTTGCCAAAATAAGTAAAGCTAGTCTATTCATATCATTTCCTCCCATTGTTTTTCATTGTTATGCAATGTTTACCATTGCTTGGTGTCTTTATGATACCACATTGGTTAAAATGATGCAATACCTTTTAAAAAATAATACCAATTTGACACCATATTATTATTATTTTATAATAGAGTAGGGTGGTGATATAAATGGCAAAAGAAGATATATGTGCTTTTACGCTACGTATTCCTGACACATTAAAAATTAGGCTAGACATACTTGCGTCTAAAGAAAGAAGAAGTACAAACAATTTAATTACGGTGATATTACAAGAATATATTGATAATAAAGACGTAAAAAAATAGGGATACAGAAAATAATCTGTATCCCCTAAATTTTTATTTAGTGTTAATTTTCTTTGTAGCCGCCACAACAGCATCTATAAGTTCACCAATCGCCTTCTCGTCAATGTCATACCGTAGCGACGCTTCCATCGCCTTAATGGTAGACATAACATAGGCCTTCTTATCTGCGCCATTGACATAATTTTGTTCGGCCTCAGCCATAAGTTTGAGCACGAGCTGTACAACGGCACTCCAATTCTTCTCTTTGTGTACCTTTTGCGCAAGATCAATTAACTTAATGACCAGCGGAATTGCTGCCACTAAACCAGATATAATCGGCAAGATAATAGTTGTCCAAACTTCCATCAGTCATTCCTCCATTTAATCATTTTGTATTGTTTAATATCCACGAGAATCCTCGATAAATGTATGGTTCTTCATATGATTTTCATATGCTTCACGAATTATGCGAATAGACACTTCAACCTCACCATTGGTCTTATTGTGCTTCTTGAGAATTTCCTCGTAATCATTGTATACACGAAAAATTCTGTTAAACTCTTCACGCGACACAGCGATGTTTTCATTTACTACTTTGCTAGCAAAATCGATAATACGGTGTCTATTAACGTTGATATACAAATCAAGCGTCAATTCATTATTTGCGCGAAGTGCGTCTGTTACTTCGGTTAATTTCCCAACCGAAGAATCATAAACCTCGGCTCTGTTATTAACCCAGTCCATCCACGCATCTCTCTGTGCAAGCTTCTCGGGAGTATAGTGAGATTTCATCTCGCTTATAGATGCATCAACACTCTTTTTCATTTCTCCCAATGATTTGTCAACACTATTTTTCATTTCAACCAATGACTTCTGCATATCTTCAAGCATCTGCTTTTGTGCTTGTTGTTCTTTTAATGCATCTTCTTTCTTTTGTTTTCTTTTTTTAAAGTATCTTTTAAGACTAGCAAATTCGGGAAGAATTTTGGCCTTAAAATCAATAAGCAAATATATCCCGACTAAAATAATCGCTACTATAGTTGGGATACCCAAAAATTCTATCCCTTCTAACAAGTCTTTCATAGATAAATCACCTCCTTAGCGTAAATTATGTTTGTTCTTTTACTCCGATTGGAGGTTTCTTTTTATTTCCATCCGCCAACGACCATTACATTGAAATTGACAGTGTACACGGTTCCATGATTATACCTATATGATAAAACAAAACTATTATTTGTATGAGTAATATCATTATTACTAGCACAATCTCCAAATCTTGTGACAAGTAATCCACACTTCGCAGGGGTAAGATAAACCATAAACGATGTATTTACAAATGATACTGGCATGGTGACAGTCATGCTATTAATTCCATCGTTAAGTGCCGTCGGGTTATGACTTGCGGAACCATAAAGTTCCATTCGTCCACCACGCCATTTCCTCCACGTCCATCCATTAGAGGCGCCAGTTTCAACAACATAGTCCTCATAAAGTTCTGTTGCTGCAATTGCACCGCTTGGCACACTTGATGCAAACACATCTGTAAATGCTATAGTTAATTTTTCTACAAGATTATCAGTATATTTCGCGTCCAATATGCCAATATAATCATAAGATTCTGCTTTTTGCACATAGATATCCCATATACTAGTTCCAGCCTTATATAACCATGTTGGTGCTGGCCCGTCAACTACAAATGCGGCATACCCAGGATCGAGATTCGCAGAGTTGTGGAACAATAAAGATACAGTTGTGGGTCTAGAATCTAGTCTTCTACTAAATTTAATTTCAATCGGTTGATTTACATAACCTGCCGTGATTTGTACTCTCGCAATTCGAAGATATCCCAACGTACCACCAGAACTAGACGCTCCAGCTATGTCGTTGTGAATATGGGTTCTAGCAAGAGAACTAGCTGCCGATACACCTGTTCCACCATTTGCAATAGATAATGGGGTAGACAACCCTCCTGTCAGTGTTAACTTTCCATCAATGTTGACACTTGAATTAAAATCTGCAGGCATAGCAACTTCGAACGCGTCTTTGGTGGACATAGCACCAATCGCTACGCCCTTACCATTCGAGCGAATATTAATTGGCCTTGCCGCAGACTGCAACGAAGCTGTCGCACTATGCGTTGCTCCATAGGCATCTGTAATTGTAAACTTAACCAAATATGAACTTGCTACCGCAAAAGCTCCACCGCCATATGTGCCGGTTTTAGAATTGGCAGTATCTGTTGCCGCCTGTAGTGTCGTAGTAGCAGAATATGTAGAGCCATTATTGCTACTATAAGCAACCGTTACCGTTCGAGTGTTTTTACCACCAACAGAGGCATAGGACGAGTTAACGGTATATCTTGCATATGTGCCACTATCGGAAAGCGTACCGTCAGATGTACAACGCTGAACAGATATAGATCCAATTTTAGGCGCACTATATGCGTAAACAGATATTGATACAGTCTTGCTAGCCGTTCTACCGCGGGCATCTTGTACCTGTACGGTATAAGTCAAAGTGCCAGACGATTTAATTGCCGCAGTGGTTATTGTATTCGCCGTAATTGTTGTTGAGTTTGACGACGAAGTTACATTTGGTCCACTATAAGTATAAGACTTAATGCTACTTCCCGCACCAGCCGTTGCGGTAGCCGTTAACTTTGCAGTGGTTTTGCCTTGAACATATAAGCCACTTAGCCCATTGGCTGCTATTGCCGCAGTAAATGCACTTACGGAAGGCACAACAGATGTCGGCACATTAGCAGTTACAGACTTTGAGGTTGTTGCCACTAAGGAAGTTCCATTATATGTTTCTAAAACCACAGTAACGGTTCCGCTAGTACTACTTGGAAACCAGTTATGTTCAACCACGTCGCTAAATGCGGTCGTACCGGCAGCCAAACTAATAGTGTTTCTTACAGTCGAACCGGTCTTAAGTATGACTTTATGGTTAAATACGGTCGAAGATGGAGATACCGTTCCTGATAATGTCGCTCCAGTATTAATGCTTGACGGCACAGTTAAACCAGAAGATCTAGGAATGGTTGGTAATGTTATCGTTGAACTTACTGACATAGTACCAACATAAGTACTACGATAAGTACCGTTCATAACAAATGTACCACCGATAGCACAAGTTCCAGTTCCGTTGCTATTGTGTGTAACTGTTACTGTTTTTGTTGCCAATGTAGTTGTGGTTGTAGTAGAACCGCCATAACTAATTGATTTACTGTAGTTTGTTTTATTACCACCAACAGAAATATACGAGCCGCTAAGTGCGGACGCATATAGCGCATAATGGTTTACTAATTTTAGCGTAACCGTCACAGTTGATGTATTAGCTGATATATTTTGAGTATATGAATAATCGGCTTGGAGGGTCATTCCCTCCACCGAAGTTCCGTTAATAATTGCCATTCTTTTTCACCTCTCTTATGTGTTTGCTACAATTGAGAGGCTACCATTGCTCTCAACTACTATACTAAAATTACCAATATTAATTATTGGCGCCTGTTCCATCGTGCTACCAGAATATTTACCTGTAATGGTTAACGGAGATTCAATCTCTGCTTCTTTAATATTCATTTTTGTAGCATCAATATATGCGACAGCGTTATTGCCGTAATTAAACGACAACCTTTCATTCGTCAATGTTGTCGAAAACTCAGATAGAGAGCCGTCATCGCTTCTAGCACTAATCTTTACGCCATTTACAGAATCGAATGAAAAGTGTTGATTATATGTGTCTATATCCTTTTTAAGATCAGAAATATCTGCGTCATACTTCGAGCCTATCACCCAGTCATCATCTGAATATATAGAATTTGTATGTTCTGCTCTAAGCAACGTACCAACGCTATGTCCTGGCGGTGTATAATCTGCCGCAGTAAGCCAGAAATCACCCGCCGTATATGAAGTTGGTTTTGAAGAAAAGAATGCGTTACTATCATTTTTATCATCAACAGTTGCAACGCCAGAATATTCAACTCCGTCAAATGTCATTTTACACATATAACTGTTACTAAAGGACACATCTTCGCGAGACACGTCTAAATATCCAAGTGTTTCTCCAGAAATTGCACTCCAAACACCGTCATTGTACGAATACCATTGATATGTTGCACCGGCCGTAATTTCGGTATCGCCAACATAAGCAAAAGTTTGTAATGTTACAGTAGGCGTATTGATAGATAGTGCATACCCATTGCTCGAATAAACTTGGAATGTAACGGCATCTCCACCAGCAGCACCCATTTCGCCAGCCTTAGCTTTTAACCAACTAAATAGTTTATTGATTGTATTACCATTGACAGTCACAGGAATTGTAAGTACTCCGTAATCGGCTATATCTGATGTTAAAGCAGATGTTACGCTGATAGTTATTTTTGTGTTGGTCGTTCCATTATCGGAAACTACTGCGGTCATTCCAGCAGATGGCAATCCAGCAATTGTGCCAACTGTTGTCTCAGATAAAATCGAACCTTTATATCCTACAACATCTAATGTGACGCTTGTTTCAGTAGGTACACCGCTTGCAGTTGCCTCAAAAAGATGAGATTCGTTACTTAGCATTATATTAACATTAGATGCTTCTTCTATTAAATCTTCTGGCGCCTTGCCCCAGTCTGTTGCTACATTACCAGCCTCTAACTGAATTTCCTCTAATTCAAACCACATTGTTGGATCTTTTGCACCCAAATAACTCAACATCAAATAAGATCCCGTTGATGTTGTTACGCTGTCAGTGGTGGTAAAGGTTTGGACAATTTTTGTAAACTCTGTTTCTGAAATTGATGGCGTATTAATCATACGTATTGGTATATTAGTAGAACCCGAATTCATCAAGTATGTATAATTAATATTAGATACATTACCACGTACTAAAAACGACAAAGTGTATTCCTGATTCGGTTGTAATTTCATCAATCTGGCTTGTGGCGTCTGCTGAACTCCAAAATACGCGGAAGATGAGGTGTCTGTAATTGTACATTCTACCTTAATTCTTCTGCTTCTGGTACCCTCTGAAAAACTTATGTTGGTAGTTGCGGAACCATAATGAGACCAATATTCGCTGTCGGTAAATCTCGCTAAATTTCTACTACCAATTTGCAAATCAACAACATCATATATCTTTGCTATAGAGACAACATCATAAACAGAACTATTGTTGCTATTACACTTAAACGATATCGAAGTAATAGCATCCGTATACAAAGTTGAACTTTTGCTTATTCTTAAAGAATTTGCCACAGAATTATATGTGCCTATTGTCAATCCATTAGCTCCAGACGCATTAACCCAAGTAGTACCACCGTCAACAGAATATTGCCAACCACTATAAGTTACAGTTTGGAACCTAGGATAAAGATAGATATAATCGGGTGTAAATACACCATCTTTACCAGTTGTTGATTTAAAATACAAGGCTGACGGTGTAATATTCACAAGTGATGCAGCAGTACCAGCGGAACCCTGTTTAGCAACGCCGTAGGCAACTTTACTATCCGAGAATGTTGTTTTGGTCCAAAGATATTTACCATCTGCAACTGCAACTACTGCGTTAGACCATGTACCTGTCGGTGCGGTCGTAGCAGTTGAACCTTCTTGGTATTGAATAGAGGACACCGTAACAGACGAACCGCTAGGGCCAGTATCACCCACTGTGCCTTGCTTAGCATAAATGTAAGTAACAGTATCTGCTATTGCGTCATCTGTGTAATCCGTAACAGTGCGGGTCCAAAGA